TCGAGCGGAAATCGGGGTAATGCTCGATCTCAAAGTCGATCGCGCGCTCGAGCAACTGCCCGGCTACGCGACCCACCGGATCGTTGTCGCCAAAGCGGCGGCTGATGTCGGCCTTCGGGAGCTTGGCGTACACGGCAGGCTTCAGCGTCTGCACGTTTGACCAAAGGATGTTGAATTTAGCCGATTCGGTGAGCGTCTGCCCGCGGGTGTCGTCACGGTAACGCTTGATGATTTTCTTGGTGCGAGCTGACCACTTGGCAAACTCGTTGTCGTACTGACCGATCGTCTTGAGATACTTCTCGAGATCGCGGCTCATCATCTGTTCCATCAGTCGTTCCCCTTGTTCCGGCTGCTGATGGCCTTTGCCTTGGCTTTGGCTTCCGCCTTACTGCCGGCGCCCCAGGCTTTGAGTGCGAGGGCTAGGCGTGTCGGCTCACCGTTCTTAACCATTGGCCCAGGCATATTGCCCATGCGAGCCAGAAAGGAAGCGCGGCGCGGGTTATCGCCTGACTTAACCGGCGGCTTGAGGGTGCCACCCGTCTCGGCTTTGTAGGAAGCGCGACCCTTGGCGTTCAAACCGCCTTTCGGGTTCTTGCCCTCTTTGCGCTGCCAGGCTGCTGTCATTTCTTGGCCGTCTTGGCTGATTGTCGGAATGCGTTTGCGGTGGGCGCGCCAGGCTCACCAGGCTTGCGGGTGCGCTCTACCGGGCGCCCTTCCCGACGTTGCCGAGCTTGCCGTTCCTGCTTGGCAAGAATGTTTGCGTACAGTCCTGCCTTGCTCATTAGACGTAATCGCTGAACAGGCCAACGACGGCCATTGAGGAGTTACCGCTGCAAGTGGCGGTGATCGCGCCCTTGGTGGCGACGTTCAGCTCAACGCTATATACGCCTGCGGTGGTCGTGGCCGGGAAGCTCACCAGGGTCGTGTTGCCGTCTTTGAGGATGGCCGACGCTTCGGTGTTCGATGCGACATTGACAACCACTCGCTGGATGTACGCGCCAACCGATCCGAAGGCGGTCGTGGACGTAGCGGCCACGGCGACGTAATTATACCGAGTGGGGGAAAGGGTACTCATATCCGCGCTCTCCTCGACGTCTGTCGATCGTGGACTGCCCACATATCGTTCAGCGTCACCGTGTTTTGTGGCCCAACCATAAGCGGTTTTTGCTCCAATGTTGGGGACTTGTCAGCGACCTCGCTCCATGATACCGCAAGCATTCGGAATGCGTCACTAGGGTGTGATGTCCAATCGTGCCGCGGTGACTGACGGAATGCCTTTTTATCTTCGTCATACTCGCGCTGGTACTGGCACAACGCCTCGATGCCATCACGGCATCTCTCTGCGTCAAACCACACTCGAGGCAGCGTCATGCGTACTGCCTGGATGCCGTTTTGCAGGCCAATATCCGGCACCACAGCGAGTTTGCCGGCGCCAAGATAAACCGCCAGCTGCTCGATGATGCTGCGACCCGTCTGTAGGCTCTTGGCCCTGGCGTCATGCGGCAGGTAATGCTTGGCGTATTTGTACGGCTTGCTTTCAACCGCCTCGGCGATGTCGTGGATGTCAGCCCCCGACACGGCGTAAAAGTCGATGCAGCGGATCTCACCGCGCGTGACCTGGTAGAACCATATCGCGGTGTCATCTCTGAAACCGAGATCCCAACTTGTATACACAGGCAGCTCGGGATCGTATGGCACCCGCGTGATACGGCCTTGATCCTCTGCCTGACGCATTTCTGAACCGTAAAAAGCACCGAGGAGGGCAGCCGAGAAGCTGGTTTCATACTCCTGCTGGTATTGATCCTCGGTCAATTGCGCTTGAGCGGCGGCTAGCTCTGACGCCGGGAGAATCCCGCTGGTTGACGCGGGCAAGCGCAGCAGGAACCACTCGCTAGGGTTTCGAGTGGCTAGTTCGTAGATGTCATAAAACTGGTTGCGTCCCTTTGGAGTACCGCCGAACACGCACCATCCGTTTTTATCACTCAAGGCGGGGCGAATGACGTTGCCCCACACGCTCGGTTTCCAATCTCCATATTCATCAGCGTATACCCCCGAGTAGCCCATTCCGCGCATGGCGTCGGCGTTGTCAGCTCCGAACAAGCGGATCTGGCTACCGTTGATGAGCGTAATGGTCAGTTCCTGCTCGTTGACCGATTGAATGATCGGGTGTGCGCCATCCTTGAAGTATTGCCATGCCACGGCCTTGGCCTGCGATCGGTACGGTGCGACGTAGGCGAATAGGCCATACGGCCCCTGGTACATAGCAGCAGCGCGGATCATGTCATTAACCGCGGCGACGGTCTTACCTGCGCGGCGGTGTGCGACAAGGCAGGCCCAGCGTTTAGTGCGCTCATGGAACGGCATAAACGCCTTGCGCGGGCGATAGGGCAAAATTATTCGGGAGCCATCCATCCGATCTGTACCTTGACCGGGCCGTTGTCCTGGCCGGTGATCTCTTGTCGTGCCAGCTTCGGAACGTGGTACTCGAGCAGGGTGCTGAATGCGTCAAAGGCAGCCTGCGCGCCTTTCTCCGCAGCAATCTCGTCTAGCCACCCTTGGAGACGGTCTGCATTCCCGTCCACGAATGCGGCTATCGCCTCTCTGGCGGCCTGTGTGGACTTATTAGGCGTACCTACCTGCCTACCGCCTGTTTTCTTACCCTTTGCCATCTGTTTAGGTCTACTTTAGATCACAGGTGGAACAGTCTAACTCTTTTTCGGCATCCGTTTCATAGCCGCAGCAAGTTTCTTGCCTTGATCGGCTTGATTGAAGTCCTTGGCTACACTTTGAGGGATGCCCCTCGTTTAGCGAAAGCGGGGTCATGTGCCGCAGCAGCCATGAACTGACGTTGCTTGTCAGATGTGCTAGGCATAATTATTTTTGTTTTCCTTTTAATTTTTTTAAGTTTTTTACAAAAATATCATCCCCAATTGATGTTCCGTCATATCCTTTTTCTGATAAAAAAGTTGCCCATTCTTCTGTTGGAAACATAAATAATTCTGCGGGATCGTCTGGGTCATTAATAAAATCTTCCGCCTCTGGATATTTTTTAAAAAATTCTTGCGTCAATTTTTGTGTTTCAGAACTTTCTAACGGCAAAATTCTGGCAGATTCATCTAAATCAAATTGATGAACTTTCCCATATTGTTTTGCAATTGCTTGATCTTTTGACACAAAAACGCCCGGAAAATCTCTTGGTTTTATTTCCGCTGTTTCTGCGCCCCGATAAACGTCTATGTTAGACATTACAGGGTCATATCGTTTCAGCGCACCTGCAAGTCGCCCTAAAGGCAAAGCCGACGCAGCAGCCATTGCCATACCGGCCTCGTCATCGGCTCGGCGGGCGCGTTCCAAGTCGCGGGCAGCGAGGGCTTGGCCTACGCCGGGAATAAAACTACCGCCCATCTCTAGCGCCATATCCACGGTGTCGGATTCTTGCGGCTGGTCTAGGCTCGTCAGGCGCTTTGCCTTCTCGTCAATGTACGCAAGCGCAGCGGCAAGGCGTTTGCGATCCTTTGCCATTTATTTAAAACGCTCCAGCTTGTAAATCAACGTTGTAATCTCGGCAACGATTTCGTCCACAATGTTTTGCAGGTCAGTTTCCTGCGGTAAGTCGCCTCGGATACCCTTCACGAACGTCAACAGGCTATCGGCGTATTTTTTCGCGTCCGATTGAACCTTAAAGCCTTCCGGATAATCCGCCAGCGGGATAATTCCCCTGTGTCCCTGGTAACTTTCCGCCCAACGGTCGGCAAGCCCCACGATATTTTCATAGTAGTGGCCCAGGGCTTTATGGCTCGCGTAGCTCGCCGTCTGCAAATGAAGGAAGTGCGTCGCGGTGGCTGAATGCAGCAAAACACCTACGAATTCGGCAGCGTCCTTGTGGCTCATTGCGGCGTTAACCTTAAATTGGGCAGGATGATTGCAGTCGTAGCATCTCCCAGCGCAAACCGCTCTGTCAACTGCCGTTCGGGCGGGTAAACCAGGATGCGATGTGTGAGATCAATTTGCATTGCATTCCAGACACCTTTCTCAATTCCCTCAAAATCATCAAGGGTGATGATGGTGTTTGGCGTAAACAGGCGCTCGAGGTGCGGCTTGTCGTCCGGCTGTAGTCGCCCGTCTAGGTGAAGCAGGTCAATTTTGCCATCTAATTTGCTGAACATTTCTGTAGAACTCCCGTGGTATTGCGTGATCTTGGTTGCAATCGGGAGTTTGAAATCGTGAGTCATGTCGCAGGTATGCGTTTCCGCACCTAAACGCGACAACACAAAGGTTGATTTGCCGATATAGGTGCCAATTTCGGCTATCACTTTGGGACGGTAATAACGCACCACAGCCCAGAGTGCGATGAGCGAGGCGTGATTGGTGCTGCCGGTTTGGCGGGCAGGGTCGAGTTTTTCTAGCCCCTCGATGATGTGCCAGGGCAGATCTGGCAGGTCAGCGAAAAGGGTGTCCCATATTGCACGGGATAGACGCTTTCGGTTCACGTTTAGCATATATTCTCCTGATGTTTGTCTTTTTCCACGTTGGCGACGACATTGCCATGCCCACCGCGATGGTGTTCTCCATCCGGCGCCACAACCCTGACGCGATTATTATCCAGGTCACAGACGGCTATACCCCTGTCGTGCCTGGCGTCTCGAGGGCGTTTGTCACCCAGGGCAATCGACAATATCTGATGCAATGGCGCACTAATGCGTTCGCCGAGCTGGGGCTGGTTGAGCCGGCGTTCTACATGGACACCGACATGATCGTGCGTCACCCGCTGAACGTTGAGGCGATCCTCGAGGGGGCGGTTGCTATGACCAGGCGCGAATTCAACCGTGATGCCGTCTTTAACCCGCGGCAACGCGGCCAGGACTTTAGCGAATACACCGGCAAGACCCTTGATGAGATCTACCCTTACGTCGGCTGCTGCACGATTACGGCTGATTGGGGCGTGTGGGCTGACCTTGCCGAGATGTATAACGTCCTGCCGGATAAGTTTCGCGTGTGGTACGGCGACCAGGAAGTGCTGCGGGAGTACGCCAAGCGTGTCCCTGTGCAACACCTCCCAGAATCGTACTATGCCTGCCTGCCGGAGTTTCTCGAGCAACACCCTGACCCTGCCATTGTCCATTACAAGGGCGCCCGTAAGGCTTTAATGCTCAACGGAGCTGCTCCGGCTTAATTGCAGCCAGGTATCGCTCCATCAACTCGCGCACCGTAGCCTCGGGATCTCGAGCAACGTAAAACTCCCCGCGGGGTTCAAACACTTGCCGGAATCGCTCCTGGCTCGGGCGTAGCTTTCCTTTTTCGACTTTGATTTCGACCCAGCACACCCAAGGCGTTCCGTCCGGCAGCAACCTGACGACGAGCCGATCGGGTACGCCGCCGTTTGAGGCGAAGTCTAGGACGTCGAATCCGGCTAGGGATAGCGCCTGGCCAATGACTCCATCGTTCGCGTCTCTCCTGGCTCGGTATCTCATCTCGAGCCTCGTTGATGCAGCGACCCAGCCAGATAATCCACCATGTCCTATTTCCCCGTTTTAATGCCGGCACGTTCACGCAGTCTCTCCACAGCTCGTTCACCCCACAACTGGCGCACCAGGCCAATGACATCTCGATCCGACAGCACAGCAGCCGGGCCAACCTCACGGATCAGCTCGGCCACACGGTCTTTATTGACGTCAATGCCTCGAGCAAGTTGGGCGTCGTAGAAGCGTAAACGGTTCAACGGGGATTGTTGTACAAGTTCATTCCACACCGCGGCATTGCGGTGGATGTGATGTTCTAGGTTGTGACTAGGTTTAGGTTCTTCTGATTTAGTTTTAGTTGGAAAATACTGGTGTAAATCACCCATATACATAACCTCTCTATGGTTTAGAACTGATGACTGATGGTGAACTCTGCACGGTTGAGACGGAGTACGCCTAACGTGGATCGTGCAGAGATTAGATGACTGACGGAGCCACCCTGCTGTCGGCTACTTTTCACCGGATTGCTCCGGTTGCCATTTGCGCTTCCCGACGATACGCCGCGCACCCACAGGCTGGCTGCCCCGGTGTGGGTTTAAGGTCATCTTGCGCGTAGTTTCCCCGACCAAGATGCCCGAGTAATTAGGCGTGGTGGGGTGGTTGACAGGACTAGAACAGTCCTTCAGACTTCCATCACGCTCAAATCGCAAATTAAGCGTAAGGCAGCCCCCCTGCCGCGTCAAGCCCCCGCCAACCGGGGGTTTTTCGTTTCTAGCGTCATCTACGGCCTGACAGACGATCTTAATGACCGCTGCCCTCTCCCTTGCCTTACGCCGTGAAGCCCTTGCAGACGCACGGCGCTCGCTTATACGCGACCAATAATCGGCACGGTGATAGGCGGTGCGGCTCATAACGCCTCTACCGCAGCAATACGCTCACCGATCCAACGCATCACCGGCACAGCCATACTATTGCCCATTGCCTTGTAGCGTGAGCCGTCAGGTGACTCTGCCTTGTTACGCCAAGGAATGTTGGTGTAACCGTCTGGGAAACCTTGTAA